TTTGTAAAACATGTCTGGCCTGAGTTTATTGAAGGATCACATCACACACAAATAGCAGAAAAATTTAATCGTATTGCTAAGGGTGAATTAAAACGTGTTATTATTAACATGCCGCCTAGACATACTAAATCTGAGTTTAGTTCTTATCTTCTTCCTGCCTGGATGATTGGTAGAAATCCAAAATTAAAAATTATTCAATCCACTCACACCACAGAACTTGCTGTAAGATTTGGTCGTAAAGCAAAAACATTAATGGATATGGAAGAGTATAAACAAGTCTTTGATACAAGACTAAGAGAAGATTCTCAAGCTGCTGGTAAATGGGAAACCCAACAAGGTGGTGAATACTTTGCTGCTGGTGTTGGATCTGCAATTACAGGTCGTGGTGCAGACTTATTAATTATTGATGACCCGCATTCTGAACAAGATGCATTAAATCTTGATGCTCTTGAACGTGCATATGAGTGGTATACATCAGGACCTCGTCAGCGTCTTCAACCTGGTGGTACGATTGTTTTGGTTATGACAAGATGGAACACAAAAGATTTGACCGGTAAATTATTAAATGCACAAAAAGAACCAAAGTCTGATCAATGGGAAGTTGTAGAGTTTCCTGCAATCATGCCAAGCGGTGAGCCTGTATGGCCAGAGTTCTGGAAGAAAGATGAATTACTTGGAGTGAAAGCTTCTTTGTCAATTGGTAAATGGAATGCACAATGGATGCAGAATCCAACTTCTGAAGAAGGAGCATTGATCAAAAGAGAATGGTGGCGAAAATGGGAAAAGGAAGAACCACCTGCATTGACTCACGTTATACAATCTTATGATACAGCGTTTATGAAAAAAGAAACTGCTGACTATTCTGCTATTACAACTTGGGGAGTTTTTTATGCAAACGAAGATTCTGGTCCACAATTGATATTATTAGATGCATTAAAAGAAAGATTAGAGTTTCCTGAACTGCGTAGGGTCGCACTGGAACAATACCGATATTGGAATCCTGAGACAGTTATTGTTGAATCTAAGGCATCTGGCCTACCACTAACTTATGAGTTGCGAAAAATGGGGATCCCTGTTATAAATTTCACTCCTAGTAAAGGTAACGATAAACATACTAGGGTGAACAGTGTAGCACCTCTGTTTGAGAGCGGTTGTATTTGGGCCCCTTTGGACCAGCAATTTGCTCAAGAGGTAGTTGAGGAATGTGCAGCATTTCCTTATGGAGATCATGACGACCTTGTCGACTCCATGACACAAGCTGTAATGAGATTTAGACAAGGAGGGTTTTTGGAACATCCTGACGATTACGTTGATGACCCAATACCTGCACCAAAAAAGGAGTATTATTAATGTTTGGAATTGCACTAAGAGGATTTGGAAAAGCACTTAAGTCTATGAAAAAAGATCCAACAACTCCAGTTAAGATAAAACCAACAACTGGTAAAAAACAAACTGAAGAATATTTAAAAAAATTAAAAGGTAAGAAATGAAAGGCTTAGCAGAACTTTTAAAATTAATCCAAAAACTTTATGGTAAAAAAGCCATATCAAAAACTATTGGCACAAGAACCAATGTTATTACTTTACCTGATAAGGAAACAAAAAGATTTATAACTAATGAATTAAATGTTGATGCAGCTTCTGATGCTGCAGTTAAAAAAGCTTTTGAAGATGTTGAAAAATTAATTCCCGATATTCCTAAAATGAATGACCAGGAAATTTTAACACTCACTGGTAACTTAAGAAGGTTAGACAATAGGATGAATCCACCATCAGCCGAAGTAATTGAATTTGGCACCAAGAAGCCCGTCTCTCCAGCGGGCATCAAGCAGCTAGAAGCTGAGAGAGGTTTACCTGAAGATGTTGATCCTAATTCTCCACTTGGAAGAATTATGCAAAAAGTTAAAAAAGTAGAATTAGAAGGTAAAAATCTTGCGGACGAGTTTGGTGTTACTGATTTTTTAACACAGGGTCTTAAAGGTTTAGATGATGTAAATCCAGCTAGACCTGGTGGACCATTAGATCCTAAAGTTGGAATTGTAAGAACTGCAGCTAGAGAAATTTTAGAAAAAAATTTAAAAGCAGGTAAGATTGATATTCCTGATGCAGCAGAAAAAGATGCTATAATGAAATCATACCAAGGTGGAGTTGATCCAATTGATGTATTAAGAAAAAGATATGGTGAAGGTATCTTAGAAGAATTAGATGATATTGCAGACGATTTAAACAAAGCAACAGACTATAATCAAATAACTAAAATGTTAGATGAAAAAGGTTTATTAAATAAAACACCTAAAAAAGAATATGGTTATGATGAGGGTGTAATGTCAGATGAAGAGTTGGCAAAACTTTTAAAAGAATCTGAAACACCTGATGAATTTGCAACAGGTGGTAGAGTTGGTTTTGCTCTTGGAAGTTTACCAAAAGGTATTCAAGCGTTAGCTAAACAATTAAATAAAAAATTTGGTAAAGGCACAATTAAAACTGCTGATGAATTAGAAAATCCTAAACGTCCATTAACCGATGAAGAAATTCAAATGTATGAAGAAGAGTTAGGAGATTCAGAAACTTGGATGTCTTCAGGTACATTAGAAGAAGCAGAGAACGCTTTGAAAAGACAAAAAGAATACGAAGCTGCAATGTATACAGATTACAAAGCAGGCAGATTAGATCCACAACCTGGTGAAAAAGGTAGAAAAGAATTTTTAGAACAAAAATTAGAAGAGATGGAAATGTCTGGTGATAAAAAATTAATGACTAGAGATGAAATAGAAGAATTATCTACATTCGATCTTGGAACTGAAATGGAACAATTTAAAAATACAAAAAGCAGATTACAAAAAAAATACAAAGGTGTTATTGATGGTGATTTATTAGATAAAATGCTAGTAGATGATAATCCACAAAGATTAGCTGAAATTGAAGCAACAATAGATGAAGCTTTAAAAATGCAATCAAAAGGAATGTCTGATAATGAAATTCTTTCTACATTTAAAAAAACACCTCGAACTAAACAAGCAGGTGGAGGACTTGCCTATCTGATGGGATTGTAAGCTATGTCAAAATCTGAAAACGTAGCTTTATATAAATACCTGACACGTCCTGCTAGCCCCCAGTTACCCGGAGCGAGAAGCGAGAGGCAAATGTATGCTAAAGGTTCAACTGTTTCATCACAATTACCTTTAGAAGATTATGTAACTATTGTTAAAGAAATGGTGGCAGATAAAAATTACGTACCACCAGTAAATCTTAATGCAAAAGAAGTTGGAAGAATTCCTAATTTTGAAAAAGCAAAAGAATTAGTCAAAGCAGAAATGGGTGATGGATTTACTCAAGCTTATCAAGCAAACATTACAAGACGAAAAAAATTAAAACAAAAAGCAATAAGAGAAGCTGATCCAGAAAAGAAAACAGAATACCTTGCAAAGAAAGCTGAAAGAAGAAGAACACGTAGAGTTGAAAAATTAGGAAAAGATATAAAAATGACTCCTGCCGAAAAGTTTTTAAACTTTCAACAAAGTTTAATTTCAAAACAACTCAATGAAAAAATAAGACAGAATCCAGATTTAATTTTAAAGAATGAAGAATTGATGGATCAATTATCAACCACAGTTTCTAAAGATGGAGATATTGTAAAAGTAAAACCTAGTTTACAAGATATTAAAAACAGAGGTATCTTTGAAATAGAACATCAAAGAGATATTTACAAACAAGGAAAGATGAAAGACTTTCCATATAATAGAAATTTAATTTTAGGACCTTATAATAGAACCGGTGGTTTTAAAGAATCAGCTGAAAAGTTTATTGAAAAAAATCCTGATCCATCAAATCCAAAAGTTCAAGCAATATTAACTAAGGCAGATGAATTAGGAGTTACGATTAGACCTAATGTACCTGAAGGAACTTTTTCAACTAAAGCATTAGGATATAAACAAGCCGGAGATCCAATTACTAAATTTGTTGATGTTGCAAAAAAAGTTACACCTGCATTAGCCTCTGATGATTTAGGAATACCAAGTTATAAAGGTGACATTGACATGGCTAAAAGAGCATTAGGAGTTAAAGAATTAAAATCAGAATTTTTTCCAGGAGCAAAAGCAACAGGAAATTTCATATCTGAAACAGCTTCTGATTTATTGACTAAAGGTTCTCGTGGTAAAGGTTTATTAAAAACTTTAGGACTTGCTGGAGCTGCTTATGGTGTTTATGATACTGGAGTTGCTTTATCAGAAGGTAAGTCTTTACCTGAAACTGCATTTAGATTTTTTGGAGCTGACCCTGTTTACAATATGATTAGAGAATACAATCGTCTACCAGAAGATGCACAAGAGATTCAGAAAAAAATAAATGCACAACAATCGTTTGATGTAGCTATGGATGATCCATTAGCTGAAGGAATGATGAATAGACCGGTAGTCACTCCTCAAGAAAAAATATATTTAGATGAACAAAAGAAATTAGTTCAACAAAAAGTAGAAGAAGAAAATAGAGCTAGAGCTGAAGGCAGAGCAGGACTTGTTAACTTTGTTAAACAAAAATTTTATGAAGCTACAGGTACACCTTACTCTGTCGGTTTTGCAAATGGTGGAAGAGTTCTTCTTGCAAAAGGAGGAAAGCCAAAAGATATTGGTAGAAGAAAATTTATAAAAGGCACTGGAATGTTTTTAGCAGCCTTACCTTTTTTAGGTAAGTTTATTAAACCTGCAACTAAAGCTGCACCTGAAGTTATTGAAGCTGTATCAAGAACAGCAGATCAAATACCTACTTACTTAACAAAGTTAGTTGAAAAAATTAAAATGATGGGCCAAGCTAAAATTATTGGTAAGATGGATAGCCCTGATGAATTTATAAGATATGATTTAGGTGATTATGAACTTCATGAAGGATCAGGTGGTTACAGATTAAAAAGAATTAGAGATAGAGGAGACCAGGGCTACGAAGAATTTGAAATGCAAATTAAAGAAGATCCTGAAACAGGTTTTGTTGAGTATGAAGAAGTATCAGCAAGACCAGATGGAGATGGTAAAATCAAAGATTTTGATTTTGGTATTGAAGACGATGTTCACGTAGAAATGAAAAAGTTTGCCGATGAAGACTAATACACCTTACAAACATGGAAAAAAATCTGGTCCACCACCAAAAAAAGGACCTCAGTCACAGGGCTTGAATTTACAATATAATACTGTTAGAACAGTAAAACTGGAGAAAATAAATAATGGCAGACGTAGATAAGGCTTTACCGAACGTAGAGCAAAACATTACCGTACCTTCTGATGTTGAGATAGAAGAAGCTCAAGAACAAAAACAAGAAGAACTTGACGAACAAGGTAATCCAGTTGAGATTACTGAGAACGAAGATGGATCAGTAGATATTAATTACGATCCTGCAATTGCATCTGTTCAAGGAACAGAAAATCATTACGATAATTTAGCTGAACATTTACCTGATGAAGTATTAGGTCCTTTAGGTTCAACATTATTTGGTAATTATCAAGATTATAAAAATTCAAGAAAAGATTGGGAATCTGCTTACAAAACTGGATTAGATCTGTTAGGATTTAAATATGAAAACAGGACGGAACCTTTCGCCGGTGCTTCGGGTGCCACTCATCCGGTGCTTGCTGAAGCTGTTACTCAGTTTCAGGCGTTGGCATATAAAGAGTTACTCCCAGCTGATGGACCAGTCCGAACACAAATCTTAGGAACTCCTTCT